TGCGGCAAAAGTACCTTTCTCTCTAGAACAAATTGCACAAGGTTCTGGAAACCTTGCTGTTGTAACTAAAGACGCAGACGAACTTGCAAAGATGTTGGAGATTACTGGTAATGTTGCGGCAGTTACTGGTCTAGATTTTAGAACTACAGCAGAACAAATACAAAGGTCATTTGGTGCTGGTATAGGTGCGGCAGACTTATTTAGAGATAGAGGTGTTCGTGCTTTAATGGGATTTCAAGCTGGTGCTAAAGTTACCATAGAAGAAACCAAAGCAAGATTTTTTGAATTGTTTGGAGAAGGTGGAGCATTTGGGCAAGCAGCCAACGAGATGGCAAATACCTTTACTGGAACATTATCAATGTTAGGGGATAAATGGTTTAAGTTTCAGATGGAAACTGTTGAGTCAGCTTTTTTTGAAACATTAAAAAAGAAATTTGGAAACTTAAATGAATTTCTTGATAAACACCAAGAAAAAGTATCTAATTTAGCAGAAAGATTTGGTAGAGGTTTAGCTGTTGGAGTAGAAAAAACAGCTAGAGCATTTGTATTTTTAGTTGAAGAAGCAGATAAATTTTGGTTTATAATAAAAACTCTTTTAGCGGCTAAATTTCTCATATTTTTAGGAGAAGTAGCAATAGCGATTGGAGGTGTAACTAAAGCTATATGGGGAACAAGAGTGGCAATGTTAGCTCTTAATAAAACAACAAAAAAAAATATTATTTTTGGTTCAGCAACAGTTTTAGCGGCAACAATAGTTTATCTAACTGAACAAATAAGAAAATTAAGAGGAGAAGTACAAGGGTTAAAAGAAGATACAGAAGATGGTATTGAAATATTTAGTACAGAAAGATTGCTCGAGATACAAAGAGCATGGGATATAAAAGCGGCAGAAGATGCCATAAAAAGAGCAAAAGAAAGAGATGAAGAACTTATAAGATTAGAAATAGAAAAGTTTAGAAGAATACACAGACTAAAGAAAGAAGAAGCTAAAAGAGATAAAGAATTACAAGATAGTGGCAGAACATTATTAAAAAAAAATTATGAAGATACTTTGGCTATTTTAAGTACCTCATCTAAAAAGGCATTTAACGCATTCAAAGCGTGGAAAATTTCTGAAGCAATCATAGATGCGATTGGTTCATTTAACAAAGCATTAAATAGTGGTTATAAACCTCCTCTTAATTTTGCTTTAGCGGCAAGTAGCTTGGCAATGGGTTATGCAAAAGTTTCAGCTATTCGTGCAACTACTTATAGTGGTAAAGCAGAGGGTGGTCCAGTTTCAGCAGAGAAAGCATATAGAGTTGGAGAAAGAGGTCCTGAAATGTTTGTGCCTGGGCAATCAGGGTACATCTTACCTAATCAAGATGGTAGAACAGTTAATGTGAATTTTAATATAAATGCTGTTGATACTACTGGGTTCCAACAACTACTATCTAATGAAAGAGCCATGATTGTTGGAATGATTAATAGTGCAGTCAACCAACAAGGAAAGAGTAATTTAATTTAATGAGTGGACAATTACCTACATCTCCAGTTTTTAATGCTATGAATTTTAAAGATGAAAGTAATACTTTAATTTCAATATCTGATAGTGGAAGAAGATTTGCTAGAAAAATTGATAATCAAAGATGGAAATTTACTTGTAGTTATAAAAACTTAACTAGAGCAGAATTTGCACCTATACTTGCTTTTATAACTAAACAAAGAGGACAAAAAGAAACATTTACAGTTATACCTCCAACAATATCAGATGCGCTAGGTTCTGAAACTACAACAATATCAGTTAATGGTTCTCATAGTGCTGGAGATACTACAATAGCGATTGATGGATTTAACGCTGACACTGCTGGTTCACTTAAAGCTGGAGATTTTTTAAAATTTGCAAGTCATACAAAAGTTTACATGGTTGTTGCCGATGTTACTCCATCCAGTAATGCGGCAACTGTAACCATAGAACCTCCTCTCATAGAGGCATTGGCAAATGATTCTACAGTTACTTATGATGATGTTCCTTTTACAGTTTATTTAACAGGCAATGTTCAGCAATACAGTTTAGGTTTGATGGATAAATATAATTATGAATTTGATGTATGTGAGGCATTCTAATGAAAGTAAATGAAAATACATCTGTTGATATGCCAGTAAAGAATCTGATAAGTATAATAGGTGCTGTAGCAATAGGGGTGTGGGCATATTTTGGAATCATTGAAAGACTTAATAATATTGAAACTAACTACAAACTTATGAGTAGTGATTTAGAAAAGAATACTGAATTTAGAATAAAGTGGCCGCTTGGAGAATTAGGATCGCTTCCAGCAGATAGCGAACAATTTATGTTAATTGAACACATGGCAGGTCAAATAGAAAAACATACTCAACAGCTAGAAGGTGGCATGCACAATAAAGTTAATATTGAATTTATACAAAAACAAGTTGAAAAACTTTTAAATGATGTAGAAAAATTAAAAGATGGTTTAAGAAAGGCGAATGGTACTCACTAATGATTGAAACAGTTTTTGCACTTTTATTAATTTGGGATCACGAAATTAAGGAACATCGTATTCAACCATCATTAAGCCAATGTCTTAAAGCAAAAAGAATTGCTATGAGGGATAAAAAACCTAGCGATAGAGTAACTTATAAATGTATTAAATCAAAAGCTAACATAGAAATTTATATGGGAGAGAAGAAAATTACTTCTTTAATATTAGAATGATAGAAAAATTAATGACAATGTTAGTTGGAATTTTATTAGCGTTAGCTGGTTGGTCGCTTTCAAGAACTTTTGAACTTTCAACTATTCAAGCAGTACATGAAGATAAAGTACAGAAACTTGAAAGACAAGTTATAAAACTAGAAGATAAAATGGATAAGATGATGGACTCTGATGAAGAAATTATGGACCAACATAAAAAATTATTTGAAAAATTAGAACAAGGAAACACAGGATATAATTATAACTAATGAACGATAAAATTATTACTGTACTTTTGGCTATTTTAATTGCTCTTTCTGGTTGGTCATTATCTACTACTGTTGGGCTTAAATCAGATGTAGCTGTATTAAAAGAAAAGGTATCTAAAATGGAAAAAGATATTGAGGAAATAGGTTGGAATACTTTTGATAAAGATAAAAAAAAAAAGAAAAAGAAGAAAAAAAAGAAGAAATTAAATGTTCAATGATAGATGGTTTATAGTATTATTATTTTTTGTATTATTAGTATTAGGATTAGCTGGTTGTAATACTAATGTTTGTCCTGATAAAACAACAGTTGAAGTAGGGGTAACAGAAACAGATTCTAAAAACGATAAACTACAAGAAAAAAAATCTATAACTCAAACTTGGAAGTGGGGTAAAAAGAAATGTCAAGAGGGTTAACAACAGCAGTTAAAAACGCACTAGCAGATACACCTACATTTTGTCATTTAGTATATTTAGGTTTTGCAACACCTGTAAGAAAAACAGATAACTCTTTTGATATAGTAGATAATATTGAAGGTAGTTCTCAAACTTATAATGCTGATGGAACTTTAATGGGAGTTGGCAATGTTCCTGAATCTAATACTCCAATTAAACATAGTTTAACTTTAACATTTTCAGGAGTTGACCAATCTTTAATTTCGACTTGTTTAAATAATGATGTACTAGGAACAGAAGTAAAAGTTTATCGAGGAGTAGTAAGTGGAACAACTTGTGTAGCTGACCCATTTTTAATATTTCATGGACATATAGCAACTTTTCAAGTTAATGATGGTGGTTCAACTGCAGCTTTAGGAATAGTAGTTACAAGTCATTTTGGAAATTTTGAAAAAATAAATGGTAGAACTACTGCCGATAATTCTCAACAAAGACATTTTTCAAGCGATAAAGGTTTTGAGTTTTCAGCTTTAACAATTAGAGATATTAAATGGGGTAGAGCATAATGAATTGGTGGGCAAGATTAAAAATTAAATGGGCAAAAAAAATATTAAATAAATACGCACCAAAAGGTGAGTTTATTGCTTATATTAATAAATTAGAAGAACACCAATTAAAAAAATCAGGTGGATATGGAAAACCAATAAATCAAACAAGAATTAAATCTTTTTGGAATCCTATTTCTGCATTAATAGATTGGGCAACAGAAACAGTTGCAAGTGTTGCACCAGTATTATCTTGGTTTAAAAAATTTGCACCTTGGTTAAGTTATATCAATATAGGAATAATGGTTATTTCTTGGTTAAGAAAACCAGACCAACCAGATACTCCTAATATGGATAATATTGCAGAACAAAATGCAAAAGGTGTATTAGTAAATAAAACTTCTTCTAATTCTGCTTTACCTGTTATTTATGGACAAAGAAAAGTGGGTGGCGTTGGTGTTTTTATAGAAACATCAGGAACCGATAACGAATTTCTTTATATGATTTTTGCTTTATGTGAGGGTGGAGTTGAATCTTGCGAACAAATTTATATAGATGATAAATTAGTTACTTGGTCTGGAGCATTAACACATGGAACTGAAAGAACAGTAGGAAGTGGAGATTCAAATTTTTATCAAGATAGTGATTCTAAAATATCAGTAA